TTGGTCATGATGGGATTGGGGTTGAGGTGAGTTGGCTTTGCTGGTTGGGGAAGACTTGGGAGAGGTCGAGGCCGAGGGCTTCGCACTTGGCTTTGCGGCGGATATAGGCGGCGAGGATGTCGTCCTCTTCGGCTTCGGCATCGAGGCCGTGCATGTTGCAGTAGCGCTCCCAGCTCAGATAACCGGAGTCGAGGAGTTGGGCGTAGAGGCGGCCGTCGCGGCCGTTGTCGACCGTTAGCTTGCGCGGCGTCGTCCATTCAACTCTCCACCAATCGTCTCCTGGATACGGTAAACGACCGGCTTTGATTTCCTGATAAATCCAATACTTCCACGCTGGGAAACAGAACTGGTCGATGACCATCTGCTGAAGTCTCTCCAAGAAATTTTGAGCGACCTCGATAAACCCGCGAAACTCGGTTCCTGCTGCTCCTGTGAGCAACATTATTGCTTCGGGCGGAAGGCCAATAGCGCGAGCGATATCACTGGTGTAATCGCGCATGAGCGGCTCAAACCAAGAGCCGGGGGCTTCACTCTTGAAACTTTGAATAGACTCTCCTGGCTTTAGGCGGGCAATGATGTTCCCGTTGTAAAGGTTGTCCGTGGTAATTTCGTCACCTGCGGAATTGGTGATCCTTGTCGCGCCGAGGCCGATTTTTTGCGCTTCGTTGCTGTTGATGACATAGCCAATCTGCGCCTGCATTTTGGTGCTGCCTTTTGCGTAGGCTTTCGTCTCGCTTTGGTCTTGCGCGGGGATGATGGCGGAGTGAAGCCACGAAACGCCGCGCGGCTGGCCGATGCGGCGGACATGGCGGATGTGCATCATGTCGTTTGCGGGGACATCGACATATTTTCCATTGGTGCGGTCGGTGATGACGCGGTAGCTGCGGGGCGCGCCGAAGCGGTCGAGGAGGAGGCCGTCGAAAGCGTAGTCGGGGGAGTTCAGCGTATTGCCGACGCTCTCGCCGCCGATGAAGCGGAAGCGCGCGCCGTCGGTGCCTGTGACGAGCTTCTGCGCGAAGACATCGCCATCGAGTGCGACCTGGCGGACGATGAGGGATTGCGCGGAGTAGAAATTGACGGAGTCGCTGGCGTCGAATGCCCAGGCTTCTCCACAGGCGCGGTCCTCGAAATGGCGCTCGGCGATGCGGTTCCACGCTGGGTCGGTGGTGCGGGCTTTTGGCACAATGCCGAGGCCGATCGCGCGCTGAGCGATGTGCTCGATGATGTAGGTGACAGAGGGGATGTTGTTGTAGAGCCAGCGGGCTTTGCGGATAAGTTCCTCGCGGGTGCGGGGCGTGACTTCGCGCTGAGGGTCAACGGTGTTGACGAAAATCAAGCTGCGGGCGGGCGAGTGCTCGGCGGCTTCAAATGCGGCGGCTTTGGCGTCTAGTTTGCGCGGGCGGCCGGCGCCGGGGCGATTTCCACCCCATCCACTTGATTTCTTGATTTTCGAGGGCATTGCCCTCGGCGGCGTGTCAAACGGGGGAGGTCACTGAGCCGAAATTAGCGAAGGTGCCTAGCTGGCGCGGAGCGGTGCCTTCGGCGAGGAGTTCTTCGACGGCTTGGAGGAGGAGCCACTTGGGGAACGAGATTTGTCCGGCGCTGCTTGCGCCTTCACTGCCGAGGGATGTGATGACGACTTCCTCGGTGGCGCTGGCGAAGGTGGCGAGCGCGAGGGCTTCGAGTTCGGCGGTGGTCTTGGTGCGGCGGAGGAAGGATTTAACGCCGCTGATTTTGTCGAGGTCGGTCACGCCCGAGGGGGCGTGTCAAAATGATTTCACCACGGAGGACACGGAGAACACGGAGGGGGGAAGGGAAACCCTAGCCCGAAGCGTCCTTCGGATTCATCTGTCGATTCAGAATGTCGAAGTATGCGCCAACTCGGTTGAGAAGGTATTAGCGACCCAATGGGAAGCCAGAGGCACGACGGGAAGTAATTTTGTTGGGGGAGTCAAAGTTTTGCAGGAACGGCGCGGCCGCACCTTTTCAGACGCCGGGTTTCCAATCTTGCGGCGCGCCATGCGGTGACCTCCCGAGATCGATGTGGCGACGACCGGAATACTCCGGGACAAGCCGCTCATCAGTGTCTCTCGTCTGCCTGCGAGGATTTGGGGGGAGTCAAAGTTGTGAAAAAATAAAAGCGCAGGTGCCTGGGTGCCATATCCCATGCTCGAGTATTTGGACTGAACACGAATGCTGCTCAGCAAATTTGTTTGCAAAACGGATCAATGCCTCATGGCTAACCCAAAGACCGCCGCGATAAGGCTGCGTGATGATTGCCGTCTTCCCATCAATTTCAAGACTGCCCCAATGGTCCCAGAGCCCGGGAAACTCTCGGTCTGTGGTCATGTGATTCACAGGACAAGCTCCCGCACTCCAGGTTCCTTTTTTAACAGCGACAGACCTGATGGCTTTTTTAAGCCATGTCGGGAGCTTGTGGTGTTTGTATGTTGGGAATGCCTGAAGCATGGCGGCTTGGCCTGTTGGGATTTTCTGCTTTCCGAGGCTTGAGTCGGATTCTCTCCACAAGTCTGCTTCTCTCATAGTTTGCTTTCGATGTATTTCCCGCGTGAGAGGTCGCCGCGATCTCGGTCGAGCTTTTGCCAGGACTCGGGTTGCATCGAGACGGAGCGGGTGACGGCGGTGCGGCCTTTGGCGTTTTTGTTTTTGCTGCCGACTTTGCGGCCGGCGCCTTTGCGTGGGCCGCCGTGGGTGGGTTTGGTCATTTCCTTGTTTTTGCCGGTGGTTTGAAGTTGTGGGCGAGGAGGATTTCTTCGGATTTTTGGATGGCGAAGTTCAGTTCCTCAAGCGTGTTTTTGAGCTGCTTGCCGAAGATCACGAAGTAGGCGAGCGCGTTGTAGAGTTTTTTGTCTGAGGTTTTCATTTTTGTCGTGGGGTTGGTGGCGCGGGGATCGAACCCGCGCCGGTGGTTTGGTTAGGCGACTTTTTTCAAATACCGAGAAGCGGCGGCGATGGCTGTTTTTTCAGTAGCGTAATTTTTAAGATAAAGAACATCGCCGCTGGCATGTGTTCCAGTCATGCAAAGCACGCGAACCTTGTAAGTCATGTCTCCGTATCCGTCTTGGCAGTGTGTGATTGTTGCTTTGTAGTTTCCGTTTGTGAGTTCTGATTTCATTTTTTGTCGTTGGTTTTTGGTTTTTGTCTCTGCCGTGGTGGCTTCGATCTGGGATGACTATCTCACGATCTTGATTTCTCGTCAACAACTTTTTTTCAAGAAAATGAAAATAATTTTGGAGGCTTGCGGAGCCGCTTAAAACCTAGCGCGGCGGGCGTGGAGCATTTCGGTGAGCGCGCCGGGATGGTCAGTTTTTCAAAATGTGCCAGGCGATGTGGCAGAGTTTCAGCGCGTCCATGTAGTGATCTTGGGCGACGGATTTCCAGATGAGGTCCGTTCCGCTGGCGGTCTTGCGGGGGACGAGGCGTTGGCCGCTCAACCCACGGAGGAAATCGTCGCTGACATCGGCGGGGATTTTCACCGGGGGCTTGGCGTTGCGGATGCGGTCGGTGAAGAGTTCGGTTTTGATGGCGTGGTCCACGAAGGTATAGAGGACGATGCCGGGGAATTCGGGGATCGTGGTGCGGGAGATTTTTGATCCGAAGGTGGCGCCGCTGCCTTTCGCGGGGTGGAAAAATCCTGAGCTGGATTGGCAGGCGGCGTAGACGCGGAAGGTGGCGAAGCCGGAATCGAGGAGGCCGCACTCGGGCGCGACTTGCTGGCCGCTGGGCGTGGTGTATTCACGGCGGGGGGCGTCGAGGAGAAGATCCTCGATGGCGAGGGTGGTGCCGTAGTCGAGGACATGGCTGGAGCCGTCTTCGGCGAAGGCGGTCGTGACCCAATGCTGTTTGTCCTGGCCGATGTCGGCACAGGTGACGATGACGCGGGGGTCGATCGGGCATGTGCCGCGCTGGTAGTCGCCGCGGAGGGCGAGGATGTGCTGTTCGCCGATGCTGGTCTCGACCTGCTCCCATGGCATGGCCATGGTGGAGTTCGTGAAATCCTGGAGGCCGTTGAT